GGGAGAAGAACAGCAAATCGTACTCGATAGCAGGAGGGACAGACTACAGTTTCGTCAGCATCAGAGCCTATTTCAGAGGCTCGAAAGTTTCCGATCCTATAGACTGGTCCAACACCACTAATGCAGGTGAAGCCATAGATCTTGCAGCGTAATTCCTTGCGGATATACGCTACATGTGATCTGTTGCAGCACTCTGCGTTGATGGTGTAACTATTGGTTGCATTTTCTGACATAAATCCTCCGTTATAAAACGAGAAGGAACAGGACTATTGCTACCGGAATATTTTCCGGCGGCATAGCCAACGATGAGCAAGATAAGGGTCTTACGACTCTCACCTTTTACGAAGGCCAATAGGTCCTTAAAGGACACCATTGACAGCCGTATCTCCAAGTCCGGCACTCTGTTGAGACAGAACACCGAAAAGGAGGCTCAGGGCTGCGCGAACATTCGGAGCGTCATAGGCGTCGGCACCAGCTGGAACGTCGACTTCGACGCGAACCATCATGATGTCCGGCGCCTGATTCGCCGCATAGTTCACGCCCTTGCGAACAAGGTACACGTGACGGTTGCGGGGAATCGGCCCGTATCTACCAGTCACTGGGTTCGGTGTCGGAAGAGCCTTCGGGTTCTTCGGCCGATTCACAGTGATGGTAAACGGATCAGACACCGCATGTGTCCGGACTCCAGTCTGCGTACCACCAATGGCGGTTACCGCATGCTGTTTTCCATTCACATCCGGGGCGGTATCAGCCGCTACCGTATAGGTAGGACTGGTAAAGCCCGTCTGAGCCAAGCCTGTTACAGGCGTTGTAAGAGCATATGCCATGAGAGCAATTCTCCAAGTAATGCGATGGTGTCATACATCAACGGCGTGAAGCCGCTGACTACCGATATCGCTGGCTCGCAAGAGCTGCGATATTAACAAATTGACCTCGGTAGAAAGGAAGATGGATACTTAAGGTAGGAATTACCTTATTTCCAGTCCAATCTATCCGAGTTATCGACTTGTTTGACACCTCTGCTCGAGCTTCTCCGGTGTTAGAGGATGTATAACGTTCATGTTGGGGGTCAGTAATAGGGACAGGTCCTAGGCCAACCATGAGGTAATTTGAAATTGCCTCATTTTTGAAACTACGATACTGCCACCTAACTGCCGACCAACCGAACGCAACAGCATCCAACATATCACCGACATTCGTGAAGTAATCGACTAGAAAGCTGTAGGGAATAAGTTCCCAAACAGCTGGTAACACGTCTCTCCATGACACACCAAGAAGTTTTAACTTACCTGGTGCAGTGGAGTAACCATGGCTGAGGCCAACCTCTCCGGTATATTTGATATCACAATCGTGCTTATCAAATGACCGCTTGAGTCGGCGCATATAGCCTAGATCGGCGCTGCCAACGAATTCGTTGACAACCCGTTGTACGTTACCTTTCCCTTGAGCGTGGCGGTAATCCGTCCAACTATCGTTCATTTTGCCGAGAGCTTTCGCTCCGTCAAGAATGTCTTTAGTTAGGGGAACCCACCCAAAGGCATATTCTAGCCAAGTATCCGTGACGATCTTGCGATGAGACTTCTTGGGCTTACCCCTTAACCGTTTCTTTACGGAAGGAATGTACTGTCCTAAGATACTCTCAAATAAAGCACGTCCCGGTCTCCGAATCATATTCAGGGTTTCTGCCAACTCTCCAGCCGCCACAAGGCCTTGAAGGGCCCGTTGCGACGACCAAAGAGATTTGACATAATTCCGAATAGCGAGGAGCTCAGCCTCTGCCTCGATGCTGGGATTGATACTCAACATCGAAGGAAACTGGCCTAGATAACCAGTTTGCTTGTAGGATACCGTCTGATAAACCACACCGTTGTTATCCAGGAATTCCTTGGTTGTGTCGGCAGAAGACCAAGATACGTAGCCAGACTGAGCTGTTCCAACAATGTTAGAGCAGGCAGACTGGTGCGCCTTAATCTTCTCCTTCCAACCAGGGACTGGTCCTGGGTCAGTCCGGGTAGAATCCAAACGAAGTCGGCTGACGTTAGGAACAGGCGGAGGACGTGGACCATTACCGGAATTCCAGAAATCATTCTGGACGGTAATATCCAAGTACTCCGTTTTGCTCTTACTTGCCACGACTTACTCCTAGGCTAGAGGATGGAAATGTCCGAAAAATCTCGGACTTCACCTAAATCGCAGTATTGCGACACGGTGGCACCCGCACAATGTGCTAAGTGCGCCCCGAAA